TAGAGCAGCAGGCTGAGTCGCTCTGTAATGTGCTGGCGATTGGCATCCCCGAGGATAAGGACGCGTTTGATCTCATCGCCGGCGTGCGCCACGCATTGGCGCATCGGGGCGACCTCGCGCTGGCAGAGCACGAGTTTGTCGCTGCGCTAGCGAACCGTCGGGACATTCTCGACAGGGAGCTTCGTGAACTGGTGCGAGCCGTGATCGCGTCCTGGCCGATGTGGGTAGGTGGCGGGGAAGGCACAAGTAGATGACTCGAATCTTCGCCGATGCGAACGTCTGGCTTGACCTGTACCAATCAGCCAAGACGGGCGACCGCTTAGAGGTGTTCGCTGACCTCGCCCGGGTTGCAGCTCGCTTCGTATTCACTCAGCAGCTAACGGAGGAGATCCTCAGGAACCGCGGGCGAATCCTCAACGAACTGGCGCAGAAGTACCGCAAGCCGGCGCTTGACTTCCCCGTTACCGCGATCGTAGAGCAGGCACCGGACTTCGAAGCGTTCAATCTGGCGCGGAAATCCCTGCATGTCGCTTCTGCGAAGGTGGCGGACTATCTCGAACATGTGCGCGATGACGGTGGTGACGATCCCGTCCTAGGAGCCTTGACCGCCCTATTCATTGCTGACGGGTCTCTCGTCCTCGCGTATGACGACGATCTGATCGACCGGGCCAACCGCAGACGGCTCACTGGTCAGCCCCCTGGGACGTCGAGCGGAACCCTTGGCGACGAACTGCATTGGGAAATCATGCTCGCGAATCTGCGAGGCGAGGACCTCCTAATCGTCTCGCGGGACACGTCTTTCTCGAAGCACTTCAGCCTGCTGGCCACCGAGTTCAACGCGAAGACGAGCGGGAACCTCATCGCAATCGAAGAGAGCCTAGGAGGTGCCTTGAGGCGCGCTGAGCTCGCGGTACCGGACTCGGTGCGGGAGGTCGAGGAGGCGATCCGTGCTGGGCTCCATGTCGACCCCAATCGATGGCACTTGCTGAGCACCCGGGGTGACATCGGCATAGTGACGGATGGGCGGTTCACCGGGGCGACGCCTCTGAATGACCACGACCGAATGCGCTGTCCAATCTGTGGTGCTCCCGGCCCATGGAACGGCGCCCGTTGTCTTACCTGCGGGAACATGTCTTACGACTGATCGCGAGTCTCCGCCTAACGAACTTCGCGCTGCCAACTCGCCCTACACCCGCCCCTTCCACCCTGACACGATCGACTCATGGCAGACGACGAACTAATCCCGCCCACTGACGAGCCCGACGCCGACCAGCCCGACAGGGACTGGCAGGCCGAGGCCACCAAGTGGAAGGCGCTCGCCCGCAAGCACGAGAAGGCGGCCAAGGACAACGCCGACGCCGCCCGTCGCCTCGCGGAGATCGAGCAGTCCGGCAAGAGTGAGCAGGAACGCCTCGCCGAGGCGCGCCAGGCCGCCGAGGAGCGCGCTGCCACCGCCGAGCATGAGGCGGCCCGCCTGCGGGTGGCGATCCGCAAGGGCCTGACCGACGTCCAGGCTAGGCGGCTGGTCGGCAACACCGAGGAAGAACTCGAAGCCGACGCCGACGAGTTGCTCATCACGTTCCGGCCCGCGCAGGCATCCGACACGGACCTGCCGTCCAGGCCCCGCGAGCGGCTCCGCCCCGGCGCACGGCCCGAAGCGACGCCCGACGAGACCGACCCCGCGAAGCTCGTGGAGGCGATCCCGCGCTCTGCGTTCTGACCTGATCCCGGCTCCGCCGACAGGCTGAGCCACCCCGCACCCGCGACACCGACACGGAGGTCGCAGCGGCCACCCGCTGTTGCTGTATCCGTGGAGGTACGAGGTGCCGAACACCTTCCTCAAGCCCGAAACCATCGCCCGCACCGGCCTCGGCCTGCTGCGCCGCGAACTGATCCTGCCCCGCCTCGTCACCCGTCTTGGCATCGAGGACTTCCGGGGCGCCAAGAACGACACTGTGAACGTCCGCGTCCCCGCCCGCCTCGCGGCGCGGGAGTACGAGTGGCGCACCCGCAACAACCCGATCGTCCTGGACGACATCGAGGAGACCTCGGTGCCGGTCGCGCTCACCGAGCACCCGTATTCCGCTGTCGCCGTGACCGACGAGGAACTCACCCTCGACATCACCGACTTCGCCACGCAGGTCTTGAACCCGCAGATCCTCGCCGTGGCGGAGGCGCTCGAAGCTGCCGTCGCCACCGCCATCGAGGGCGCGACCTACGCGGTCGAGATCCCCTACGCCGAGACGGAGGACGGCACCGGCGCGGCCTTCTACCGCGCGCTGGTCGACGCTCGCAAGGCGCTGAACGACGCGAAGGTGCCCGCCTCAGAGCGCTTCGTCGCGCTCGGCTCGTCCGTCGAGGCCGCCGTGCTCAAGGAGGACGCCTTCCGTCGCGTGGACGAGTCCGGTTCCAGTGATGCCCTCCGCGATGCCGTGATCGGCCGCGCTGCAGGCTTCACGATCATCGGCAACGTCCAGGGGCTCTCGCCCGACTTCGCGGTCGCCGGCCACAAGTCGGCGTTCGCCTTCGCCAACGTCGCCCCGGAGGTGCCCTCCGGCGTCACGCTCGGCGCGAGCACCGTCTTCGATGGCCTGGCGATGCGCTGGATTCGGGACTACGACCCGAACTATCTGCGCGACCGCTCGGTCGTCTCGTCGTTCGCCGGGGCTGCCTCGGTCGAGGACGGGGAGGCGGACGAGGCCCCCGCCAACGTCCGCGCCGTGAAGATCGCTTTCACCGCGTTCGACCCGGAGGCGTAGCGGTGCTCCCCCCGCTCGCCTCCCCCGAAGCGCTGTCCCTCCGTCTCGGCGTCACCCTCGCCGGGACGGAGGCCGACCGTGCCGGCGCGATCCTCGACGATGCCTCGGCGCTCGTGCGCTCCGAGGCAGGCCGCGATTGGGTGGACGACGAAGGTGCGCTCACCGACGTCCCCGCCGTGGTCGAGTCGGTGACGCTGGCCGTCGCCTACCGCGCCTTCCGCAACCCGGAGGGGCTCGCGCAGGCGAGCCTGGGCGACGCCTCCGTCTCCTACGACCGGGGCGACGGGCACGCGGCGGTCTACCTCACCCGCGACGAGCGAAAGGCCATCCGTCGTTCTGCCGGCACCAGCGCGGTCGGCGCAATCGAACTCGCCTCGCCGTGGGCGATGCCCGCCGACGCCTACCCGGTGTCCGTCTCCGGCGGCGGGGACCCGATCCCGCTCGGCCCGTTCCCGTGGGAGACGCACTGATGGCCACCACGACGCCCGACACCGCGCCGGACACCGCTTCCCCGATGGACGACGCCACTCGACCCGCAGAGGCGCACCAAGAGCCACACAGCGCGACACGGACGAAGGTGCGCGTGGGCCCTGACGGCACGGCCACCGTGGGCCGCAAGAAGCACCAGTTCGGGCGCTCCCTCGCGGGCGCGCTCGTCACGGTGGAGGTGCCGTGATGCCGGTGCCGCTCCACACCACGACGGTCTCCGTCCTGCGCGTTCCCGCCGACTCGGCGCGCGACCCCTACGACCCGCAACCGGAGCCGGAGGTGGTCGACTCGGGCGTCCCCGCGCACATCTCCAGCCCGTCAGGACGGGAGCGCACGGCGGGCGGCTCGCAGGAGGTGGTCGAGTTCCGGCTGACCTGCGATCCGACGGACCTCACGCACACCGACCGCGTCCAGGACGACCAGACCGGAGTGTCTACGAGGTCACCTGGGCCCGCCTACGCAGGGGGTTCGGACTCGACCAGGTCCAGGCCGGCCTGAAGCAGGCCAGCGGGGTGACCCGATGAGGCTCCACTTCAATGACGACGCAGGCGAACAGGTCCTCGCGGAGCAGGCAGAGTCGATCGCGGCCGAACTCCAGCAGCATGCTGTCCGCATCGCCGGGCGCCTCCGCCCACCGGCGACGTCCGACCTCACAGTGTTCGCCGGTGCGGGCATCGGCCCGCGTGGACCCTACGCGCAGGCCGGGATGCGCGGCCGCGGTGCCGTGGCGATCGAGTTCGGCTCTCGCAATGCCCCACCGCAGGCGCCCGTCCGCCGGGCGCTGGGAGGCGGCTGATGGTCGCCGAGCCGCGCACGTGGGTGGACGTGGAGAGCGCCGTGCGCGCCTGGCTGCGGCAGGCGCTGCCCTCCCTCGACGGACGCGCGTTCTTCGGCTTCTCGAACGACGCACCCTTGCCGCAGGTCGTGCTCACCCGCATCACGGGGCCGGACGACCGCTGCGTCGTGCAGTTCGACTGCTGGGCAGAGACGAAGGCGGGCGCAGCTGTGCTCGCGGCTGACGTCGCGACCGCCATCGACGTGCTCGCCCGCTACGTGGACGGCGAGACCGTGCTGCATGCCGCCCGCATCGAGGGCATCCGCTGGCAGCCCGATATCGAGAGCGACACCCCGCGGTACGTCGTGGAGGCCACCTTCACGGCGTCCTCGCGGACGTAGAGACAGGAGACTCAGATGCCCAACGGCGATCCGCTGGCGGTACGGGTGGGGCCGGGCTGGCTCCACATCGCGCCGCTCGACTCCGACGAACCCGCCGACCTCACCGCCGTCTGGCCGGTGGCATGGACCCCCCTCGGCTACACGGATGAGGGTTCGAACTTCGTGTTCGAGAGCACCTTCGAGGACGTGGTCGTGGCGGAGGAACTCGACCCAGTCGAGATCGTCCAGACCGCGCGCACCGCGACCGTGAACTTCGCCCTCGCCGAGGTCACCGCCGCCAACATGCAGCGCGCGTTCAACGGCGGCGAGATCACGACCGACGAGGGCGTGGTCACCTTCGAGCCGCCCGACTCAGCCGACCTCCCGACGCCAGTGATGCTCGGGTGGGAATCGGCGGACGGCCTCGAGCGCTGGGTGTTCCGGCGCTGCCTACAGGTGGGCAACGTCGACATCGCACGGCGGCGTGCCCCCGACAAGGCGACGCTGCCGATGAGCTTCCGCTGCACCAAGCCCGCGGACGCCGCGACCTTCAAGTTCATGCACGACGAGGACTACGCCGCATGACCCACGCACTGACCGTGCGCTGCGAGCGCTTTGCCGCCCGCGACACCCTGCCCGCCTGGGCGCTGATGAAGCTCGCCAAGAGCCAGGGCTCGGGCGACGCGATGCAGCAGGTCGGTGGGCTCCATGACTTCCTGCTCGGCGTCCTCCAGGAGCCCGAGTCAAAGCGGTTCGAGGCGTTCATGGAGGCGCACCCCGACGTGACCTTCGACGAGCTGGAGGCGGCGGTGGGAGGGCTGATGCAGTCGTACACCGCCCGCCCTACCGGGCGGCCCTCGCCCTCGCCTGCTGGGCCGACGCCCGCTGGTGGCTCGTCGAGGGTCGTCTCGCTCTCGCGGGGCACGGTGCGGGAGGCCGCAGCGTCATCCGTGGCTGGAGTGCCAGCCGCCTCCTGAACGTCGTCTACCTGCTGGTGACGGAGCACATGAGCGAACAGCAGCGCACCAGACTGGACGAGGAACTGGCCGGGGGCGGCCGGTCGCGACGTGCGCGCATCGCTCAACAGGCGGGTGGCGAGGTGGCCTCGTGAGCGCGATCGGCGACGCCTTCGTCACGATCCGCCCTGACGCGTCGAAGTTCGCAGGCGAGACCGAGGGGTTCTTCAAGGCGAACGCGGCGAAGTTCGCGCTGATCGGCACCGGCATCGGTGCGGCGATCGCCGGGGGCGTTGCCGCGCTCAAGCTCGGGGAGTCGTTCGACGCGGCCTTCGACACGATCCGCCTCGGCACCGGCGCGACTGGCGAGGCCCTCAAGGGGCTCGAGGCCGACTTCAAGGGCGTGTTCAAGAGCGTCCCCACGGACGCCGAGACCGCCTCCACCGCCATCGCCGACCTCAACACCCGCCTCGGCCTGACGGGCGAGCCGCTCCAGGAGATGGCCACCCAGTTCATCAACCTCTCGCGCATCACGGGCACCGACCTCGGCGCGAACATCGCCGACCTCACCCGGGTCTTCGGGGACTGGAGCGTGGCATCTGATGACCAGGCCGGGGTGATGGACGCCGTCTTCCGCGCCTCGCAGGCCTCCGGCATCGGCATCAACCAGCTCGCGCAGAAGGTCGTCCAGTTCGGGGCGCCGCTGCGCCAGATGGGGTTCGGCCTCGACGAGTCGATCGCACTCCTCTCCAAGTGGGAGAAGGAGGGCGTGAATGGCGAACTGGTGCTCGGCTCGCTGCGGATCGCAATGGGCAACTTCGCCCGCGACAACGTCCCGATGCGCGAGGGCCTCGACGAGACGATCCGGCGCATCCAGGAGATGGGACCCGGTGCCGAGGCGACGGCGCTCGCGATGGAGGTGTTCGGGGCGCGTGCGGGCCCGGACATGGCCGCCGCGATCCTCGAAGGGCGCTTCGCAGTCGACGAGTATCTCGCGGCGATCAGCGGTGGCTCCGAGACGATCAACCAGGCGGCCGCAGACACCGACGACTGGCGCGAGCAGCTCACCGTCCTCAAGAACCAGGCGCTGATCGGCCTGGAGCCGATCCTCTCCGGCGTCTTCAACGTCGTCGGGGCGCTGGCCACCGTGACCTCGACGCGGCTCGTGCCCGCCTTCCAGGCGCACGTCCTCCCGGTGCTGCAGGCGTTCGCTGGGTTCCTCACCGGCGTGGTGGTGCCCGCGGTGCAGGCGCACGTGATGCCGCTCCTGCAGCGCTTCGCCGAGCACACCCGCGAGCAGTTCGCCAAGTTCCAGCGCTACTACAGCGAGCACATCAAGCCCGCCGTCGAGAACATCCAGCGCCTCGTGGTCTGGCTGGTGGGAGAGGTGCGCGAGCGCTGGCCGCAGATCGAACGCGTGATCCGCCCGGTGCTGGAGAACGTCCAGAACGTGGTCGAGACGGTGTTCGGCGTGGTGACGGGCGTGCTCGACGCCGTGATCCGGCTGATCGGCGGCGACTTCAGCGGCGCGTGGAACGCAATGAAGGACGTCGTCCGCGTCGCACTCGACGGCGTCCGCACGTCGCTCGTGAACGGGATCGCGCTCATCAAGGGCCTGCTCGGGCTCTTCGTCGACCTCGGCAAGGACCTCATGCAGGGCTTCATCGAGGGCATAAAGTCGATGGCGGGGTCGCTGGTCGCCACGATCCAGTCGAGTATCACCGACCGCATCCCCGGCTTCGTGAAGAAGGCGCTCGGCATCCACTCGCCCTCGACGGTGTTCGCGGGGATCGGCGAGCAACTGATGGCGGGACTCGGTGCCGGCATCTCGACCGGCTATCCCCGGGTCGCCCGGCTGCTCGACGGCATCACCAGCGACATCCCGGGGATCGTGTCCCCGACGTCGGGAGTCACGCCGCCCCTCGTACCCACGAGCACACCCACGCCGCCACTCGCCTTTCAGGGCGAGGTGCACGTCTACCTCGGCGAACGCGAACTCACCGAGCTCGTCCGCGTGGAGGTGCGCGAGGAACAGCACTACCAGCAGACCCGCGGTGCCCGCCTGGCGGGCGCACGCGTGTAGGAGGCACTGATGACCACCCACCGACCGGTCGCGCCGTG